TTTGAAGGGCTAAACCATGTTTGATTATCAAGTCTCTAAACAGGCGCACTACGAAGAAGCCTGCCGCCGATTCGCGACAAAGCACAACATCAAGCAGCTGAGCGCTGATGCTGGCATGTCCGCTCAAGTGCTGCGCAACAAGTTGAATCCAGACCAGCCGCACCGCCTGACGGTTGAGGAATTGCTGACGCTGACCGACCTCACCGAAGATCCAACGCTGGTTGATGGGTTGCTGGCTCAACTGCACTGCCAGCCGTGCGTGCCGATCAATGAACTCTCCAGCGGCAAAGTCGCGGCGTATGTGCTGAATGCCACCTCCGAAATAGGCAAGGTCGCGGCCGAGGCGGTTGCAGATGGCGCCATGACCGCCGCGCGCCGCGGTGCGATACGCGAAAGCGTTAATGCCGGCATTCGTTACATGACGCTGGCTGGCCTCGCGATTCAGTCCCGCATCCATGCCAACCCGACAATGGCCTCCACCGTTGATGCCATCACCGCCGTTGGCGCCTCACTGGGCATGAGCTGAGGTGAACATGATGCCAATTTCTATTGCTCCCCTGCTCAAGCAGCAAAGCCAATCTCGCCACTTTGGCCACGGTTGGATCCAACTGCAGAACGGCCGGCGTTGGTGCCCGGCGCAAGACCAGAAAGAACTGCTGGCTCAACTGACTACCGCCCCGCGGGAGTCAATCGGCAGTAAGGCGGCAAAATGGCTTTTACTGAAACTACGCGTACTGTGCCGCTGACACCGGGCCAGCGGGCCGACGGTTTACAGCACATCGCCGAATTGCGCCGGGATGTTTTCAAGTGCGACAGCACCGCTGAAATAAACCGCTTTTTGGCAGACGTGCGTAATGGAAGCGATTCACGACACGAGGACAACATCCGGGCTCTGAGCGCCATTTTCTTTTTGGCCGGTATCAAGAAAGAACGCCACGGGCTGGATTTTAATGAACTGACGAGTGAGGAGAAAAAAGCATTGGTTGATGCAATGAATAAATTCCGCGCAGTCGTGAGTTTATTCCCGAAGCATTTAAGCATGCCGATAGAAATAACTTTTTAACCTGACCAGAAATTAATTGGCGTAAACCCGCCGGGCTTTTTATTACCTGAAGAAAGGAAAACCACCATGAGAAATATGCAAAAACTGCCGATCACCATCGGGATCGATCCAGCCGCTGGCGACGATGTTTCCGTTTCCGTTGTGCACCAAACCGCCTACCAGTTGGAAGAAATGCTGAAGCGCGCCCGCATGGATGAACGTAAGAACCAGGCCGCGGTGATGTCCACCAAGCTGGAAAATCTGGCCAACTCCATCATCGCCAAGGATTTGAGCCTACGCGATGCCGTGGAGTTGCTGCGCCACGAGGCCGAATTCATCCAAAACCAGGCGATGGAGCTGCACTAATGGCCGACGCAATGGACATCGAGCAGGAACGCCAGCAGTTGATCCTGGCCTCTCAAATCGAACAGGCGCGCCGGAAGCCGGCCGCCCCTTCCGCCTTTCTCTGTGAAGAGTGCGACGCGCAGATCCCAGAGGCGCGCCGCCTTGCCGTTCCAGGCGCTGCCCGCTGCGCCAGTTGCCAAGAGCTTCACGAAGCAAAATCACGCCACTACCGGGGGTAGCTATGCTGAATTCCGCGTTGAAATGGGTGGGCGGAAAGCGCCGCATTATGGACACCCTGCGCCAACATCTACCAACCGCACCAGGCCGCCGCCTGGTGGAGCCGTTTGTGGGTTCCGCTACCGTTTTCCTAAACACCGACTTCGATTCCTATCTGCTGGCTGATATCAATGGCGACCTGATTAACTTCCATAACGTAGCCAAAGAGTACCCGGAAGAATTGATCGGCTTGGGCCAATTGATGTTTGCCAATCACAAAGGCCAGGAGGGCTATTTAGCAGTCCGTGCCAGTTTCAATCTCCGCCTCGAAGTCAGCAATATCATGCGCGCGGCGAAGTTCCTCTATCTGAATCGCCACGGCTACAACGGCATGTGTCGTTACAACCGCCGTGGGGAATTCAATATTCCATTCGGCAAGGTGGACGCACCTTACTTCCCAGAGAAAGAGATCCGCGCCTTCGCCGAGAAAGCGAAAAACGCCGTTTTCCTGTGCTGCGACTTCACCGAAAGCATTGAAATGGCGGCGCCCGGCGATGTCATTTACTGCGATCCGCCATACATGCCTAAGACGAAGACCACCGGCTTTACCGATTACCACACGGAAGGCTTTGGCGAACTGCATCAGTACAACCTGATGTACTCGCTGCGTGCCGCCGCCGCGCGCGGTTGTCACGTTGTGGCCTCAAACAGCGATGTCGCCGAAGCGCTGCAGTGTTATGGCGAGTTTGAGATCCACCACATCACCGCCCCGCGTTCTGTGAGTTGCAAAAGTGATGGACGCGGGCGTGTCGGCGAAATCATCGCAACGATGGGAGCCGCCGCATGCTGATCGGTTTTCTCTGCTGGCTTGTTGGCGCCTGCGCCGCTTTCTGCCTGCTTTGCTTCGGCATTAAAAGCGGGCACATCTACTGCGTCCCTACGGCCGCCAGCGCCCTCATTCTGTCAGTCATTTGGCCAATCACCGCCGCGCTGGTTCTCGGCGGATTCGTCTACGGGCTGGCAATTCTCGTATTTAGCTATATCACCCGGAGTAAAGCCAATGAAAGGAATTGACTTGTTCGCTGGACTCGGCGGCTCATCAACAGGCGCGCGTAAAGCGGGCGTAGACATCGTTTGGGCGGCTAATCACTGGCAAGCCGCTGTTAGCGCACACGCGATGAACCACCCGGAAACAATTCACGCATGCCAAGACTTGCACCAAGCTAATTTCGCAGCCGTGCTGGCTTTGGCACCAAAGCTGGATCTTTTACTGGCATCACCATGTTGCCAAGGTCACAGCAAGGCGCGGGGCAAAGCCAACGGCAACCCACAGCACGATGCAAGTCGTTCAACTGCCTGGGCGGTGCCCGCCGCTGCCGAAGTATTACTACCTGCCGGAATCATCGTTGAGAACGTGCCTGAGTTTCTTCAATGGTCGCTATTCCCTGCCTGGGAGTATGCGATGCAACGCCTTGGTTATTCTCTGGCGTCGCACATCGTGGACTGCGCAGATCTGGGGGTGCCTCAGAACCGCGTCCGTATGTTCATCATCTGTACCCGCAGCAAGAACCCGCTGAAGCTGAAGCTGCCGAAACTGCCGCATGTCTCTGCTGAATCTTTCATTGATTTCGAAACCGGGCGCTGGTCAGCGGTCAATAAACCAGGACGCGCGGCGGCGACACTCGACAGAGTTGCAAGTGGGCGCTCTCAATTCGGTGACCGGTTCCTAATTTCATATTATGGCAATACCAAGACAGGCCGCTCCCTGCAACGCCCCATTGGCACCATCACGACCCGTGACCGCTGGGCCGTGGTAGATGGTGACCGCATGCGAATCCTGACAAAGGAAGAAAACATGCTCGCCATGTCATTCCCTGCTGACTACATCACACCACCGTCACACAAGTTGACTGTTCATATGGCGGGGAATGCAGTTCCGCCAGAGGCGATGTTCCAGATAATTAATGCAATGAGGGCACAGGCATGAAGTCTCGGGCCTACTACAACGAAATCGACCCTTACGCCGCCCAATGGCTGCGCAACCTAATTGCCGCCGGACACATCGCGCCCGGTGATGTTGATGAACGCTCGATCGAGGATGTGAAACCAGATGACATACGAAACTACACTCAATGCCATTTCTTCGCTGGAATCGGGGTCTGGTCGTATGCCATGCGCAACGCCAGATGGCCTGACGATAAACCAGTCTGGACAGGTTCTTGTCCGTGCCAACCTTTCAGCGCGGCAGGCAAAGGCAGCGGGTTTGATGACGAGCGGCACCTGTGGCCTCACTTCCATTGGCTCATTAGCGAGTGCCGACCTGAGCACGTCTTTGGCGAACAAGTTGCAAGCGGCAACGCAAATGCTTGGTTCGACCTTGTACAAGCTGACCTGGAAGCAATGGGTTACGCCTTCGGGATTGTCCCGTTTCCGTCTGCGGGCGTCGGCGCTCCGCACATCCGTGATCGGGCCTATTGGGTGGCCAACAACCAGCCATCAGGACTCGGAACACAGTCCGCAGAATGCAATGTCAAGATTCAACGCATTGGTGAAGAGGCAGATTATGCTCCCGCATGCTGCGGGTCTAACAGGTTGGCCGACGCCAACTGCAAATGCCGGAACGGGAGCGGGAACCGAGGGGCGTCAGGGGGGGATGAATATTCAAACTGCTGCGGCTGTAACCGGATGGCCAACACCGACAACTATAGACAACAACCAAGTGCGCGGAGTGGCTGCAGCTGCGAACGCTCCACAAAGAGGCACTACCATCGGGGGTGCAGCGCGGCTTACCGGTTGGCCGACGCCGAAGGCACTGGGCGGAAAGAACGGTGCGAGGACGCTATCCGGAGCAATGAGCGAGGCAATCAGAAAGGGATGGAACAACGAGATGGGTACGGCAGTATTTTCGGTCGAGAACTCCCCTGCGCGACTAACGGCTTCTGGCGAGATGCTGATTGGCTTTTCTGCCGGGATGAAAAGTGGCGGCCAGTTAGACCCGGCTCATTCCCGCTGGTTGATGGGGCTCCCGCTCGAGTGGGACGACTGCGCGCCTATGGCAACGCCATCAATGCGGAAGCAGCAAAAGCGTTCATAGCAGCTTACATGAACACGGTGTGCAAATGACACAGAGCCACCGTGGCCGTCACGCCCCTACTCCGCCGCAGCCCTATCCGGGCAGCGGCGAGCCTGCTTTTGAATGGGCATATTCATGGAACGCACCGCGCAAAGGTGTCGGTTCGCCATTCGTCAGCGCGGAAGAACAGAAAAGGCGGGATCGCATCAATGCCGATCTCGCCGCTGCCTTTGAACACCTGAACGGCCAACCTGGCCTGGTAAAACGACAGGTTAACTCCCACTTCTTCAAGCTTGAACAATCTCAGGGGATCCAGCGAGCACATGCGTACTTGACGCTTAATTTTGTTAAGCGCGCATTACCACGCTTGGAACTGGTCAATAAGCAGTACCGGATATCAAAAATGACGGCTGACAACGCCAGGTACATGGCGCGGTTTAATCACCTTGCGGATATGTCCCGCAGTGATGTTGAGGCGCTGGCCGAGGATATCGCCGCGTTTATCGCACAGGAGTTGGGACTAGTAGCAGAGCAATGTTCCGCCTGCAGTGATTTGAAAGCAATGTGGTTGCTATACCGCCGTGCCGGGATCATCACTCGCGACTTTCGCCAACTGCCACCGCTGTGGGAAAAACTCAATAAACGCTTCTTCAGCGAAGAAGATGCTGGCCCTGCCGTATCCCGGATGTTGTCGCCGCAATGGTGGCTCAACCGTCTGCGCCGAACCTCTGCAGAATGGCGCGAGCACTTGAATATTGCGCTGGCCAACGTCAGTAAAAAAACCAACCCATACGCCAGCAAGACGGCGATCACCGAGTGGCGCGAGCAAAAACGACGCACCCGCGAGTTTTTAAAGGGGATGGAGCTCGAAGACGAAGCCGGCAACCGTATAAGCCTGATCGATAAATATGATGGCAGCGTTGCGAATCCCGCGATCCGCCGCAGTGAATTGATGGTGCGCATCCGCGGCTTCGAGAACATCTGTAACGATCTGGGCTACGTCGGCGAGTTCTACACCATAACGGCTCCGTCAAAATTTCATGCCACCAACAAACACGGCCATCGCAATCGGAAATGGAACGGCGCCAGCCCGGCCGAGACGCAGGGTTATCTGAGATCGGTCTGGTCAAAGATTCGCGCAAAACTCCACCGCGAAGATTTACGCATTTTCGGGATCAGGGTTGCCGAGCCTCACCACGACGGCACGCCACACTGGCACATGCTGATGTTTATGCAGCCTGAAGATGTTGGCCAGGTTCGTGAAATCATGCGCGATTACGCAACGCAAGAAGATGTACGGGAATTGAGTTCTGCCAAGGCCCGCAAGGCACGCTTCCATGCTGAAGAGATCGATCCTGACCAGGGCAGCGCTACCGGTTACATTGCGAAGTACATCAGCAAAAACATCGACGGCTATCAGTTGGATGGAGAACTGGACGACGAAAGCGGGAAGCCGCTCAAGGAAACCGCCGCCGCCGTGTCCGCCTGGGCCGCGCGCTGGCGTGTTCGTCAGTTTCAATTCATTGGCGGCGCTCCGGTAACCGTATACCGCGAGTTGCGCCGGATGGCCGACCATGAGGCCGCGATTGGCCTTAGCGTAGAGTTTGCCGCTGTCCACGACGCCGCCGACGTCGGCAATTGGGCGGAATATATCAACGCCCAGGGCGGGCCGTTTGTTAAGCGCGATGATCTGGTTGTCCGTACCTATTACGAAGCCGCGGAGGAAACCAACGGATACGGCGAAGACGTGATCCGCGTACGTGGTGTTTTCTCCCCGCCAGTTGGCCAGGACGTGCCAATCATCACCCGCGTAATTCAATGGAAAATTGTGCCGAAGAAAGCACCGGTTTTGGGGGTTGACCTTCAGGGCGCGCCTGCGCCCTCTCGGAGTTCTGTCAATAACTGTACGGGAGATCCTGGTGGGAGTATGGCCCCGCCGGATATAGGCGAAGCCGACTATGCCAG